ATGTTAGGATGAGAATGAGTCATGCGAGATGTCACTGCACCATTAGGATTAACATAGCCGTGTACTCTGCCAGTGTCTTCGTTAAGTTCTTTAATCCAACTCTTAGTTTGAGCCAATCGTTTTTGTACCATCAGATACTTAGCGATCAACGCGGCCTGTGGAATGTTCTTAACTTTATTTAACGTAGACTCATCTACAATAGGTTGACCTGTAGGTGTAAGCTTCTGTGGCTTCCAACCAAAACGAATTAGATATTCACCAATCTGTTTTCGTGATCCTAAGTTAAAAGCTGTTTCAGTCTTACGAGCAATAGGTTTAGAGTTTATGTCTAAGACTATTCGCTCATACTCCTCGTCAGTTAACCGTGTACCTTTTCCATGCTGATCTGTTGCTGTCTTAGCTACTGCACCTGTGGCTGTAAACTTTGGTGATAGTATCTGAGTAGTTACAACAGGACGGAACTCTTCTTGAACTTCTTCTTCCAGATCATGCAGCTTAGTCTCGAACATAGCCATCAAGCCCATGACCTTCTGAACATCTAACAAGAACCCCGTAGTGCGTTGATCGTCAATGATCTTAGCTACTGCGTGTTCTATCTTTACTGACTGAGGTGTGAAGCCACGGCTCTCAACCTTGAGTGCTTCATATACTTTAGTATTAAGCAGCACATCATTCTTACAGTACTCTAACATCTCTGGTGTGTAGACACTCCATGCATCTTCCTGATCTCCGAAGTCACCCTTCTTAAATCCTAGACGATAGCCCCAACCTTCAAGACCATGATTACCTTCACGGGTTGGCTTAAATAATCTAGAGAGTACAAGAGTATCTACAATCTTTTTGTTAAACAGATCGACACCCCCAAGCTTCTTGATGACAGGGATGTCATAGCCAATTACGTTATGACCTATCAGCTTAGTAGCCTTTGCCAACATGTCATAGCCTTCTTGCAGTTGGGTGTTGTCAAACGTAAACACATCCATTGTGTCTACGTCTTGTGCCACAATGCAGAAGATCTCACTTGGATCTAAACCATTAGCTTCTATATCGAACACTAAGTTACTCATATTATTTCCTCTGCAAACTGTGCTTCATCATAATCATCCATCTCTCTAAGCCGTCCTGTCTTGTTATCATACAAGAGGTGTGAGGCAACGCCAACATCTCCTGTGTATCTAGACTTTAACACTCTGACCTTGGTGGTAGATGCTTCTATCTGATCTTCTGATTGTTGGTTACGCTCCAAAGCAATCACGCAATCAGATAACTGAGCAATAGATTGTGACCCTCTGAGATGTGAAAGACCTGTCTCTATACCATTCTCATGTCCTCTATTCCCTTCTACCCTACGCAAGTGAGACACCAGTATCATACCACAGCCTGTCTCCTCGACCATTGTACGGAGCCTATGCATGATCTGGTCGATAGCTTTACGCTCATCATTCTCTACGCTAGAGAATAAAAGCATGTGAAGGTGATCGACTACAATCCATTTACAATCTAAACCGATGATCATGTAGCGTAGCTTACTGAAGATGTCTTCTAGATTATTAACACCGTGGTGTGCATGAATCCAGACCCGCCCTTCGTTGTCACCCATAAATACTTTCTTGTAGCAATCATCTAACTCTTTGTCAGTAAACTCAGCCTTAACACTATCAAGGTGAAGCTTAGCGTTAGCCTCCACTGCCATGATACCTTCGGCAGTACGTGACCAGTTCTCTTCGAGGGCTATGACACCCACGTTATCTTCTGTGTTGTTGATCAACCAGTGTTCAATCTCTCTGGTCACTGAAGACTTACCAAGACCTGTGCCACCTGTAAGAGTTACAAGCTCACCTGCTCTCATGCCTTCTAGCTTTTGATTAAGTCCACGCCAAGGATATGGTATGGATGTCTTCTTCTCTGACCGAAGCTTCTGGTATGCACCAAGCTGATCAGATAGATTCAATACACCAGAAGGCGTATAGATTTTAGCGTCCCAGAAAGAACTAACATAAGCAGCATGTCTACCCTGACGTAACATATCGTTAGCATCTTTGTAGTCTACAGGCAGTGTCATTATCTTAGCTTTCTTAGGTGTCAGTAGCTTTGCAATTGCTTGGGCTGCTTCCTTGCCTGCTTTGTCGTTATCAAAATTGATGACTACAGAATCAAAGGACTCTAAATACTCAAGACTATTCTTGACATCACGAACACCTCCCGCTGCTCCTGACTTTATAGATACAACAGGCCACTTACTCCCCATAAGTTCATAAGCAGCCATTGCATCACACTCGCCTTCTGTCAAAGTTATAAACTTACCACCTGCCTTGAACAGATTCTCTCCAAATAACCCTACCTCCTTTGAACTCCCTGTCCATGCAAAGTCCTTGTTAGCTTTACGAATTTTAGTTGCTGCTAATTCGTGTCCATTGAAGTAGGGATAGTAGTGTTTATCAATCTTACTGCCAACCATTGAAGCTTTGACACCGTACTTCTTAGCTGTAGCTAAGCTTATCTTGCGGTCAGTCAACTCTACGAAGGCGGCAGAAGAGGATAGTGGTGTAGGTATGTCGGACATTTTACTGTTCCTTTGATACACTTCAAAGTCCGTTACGGTATCGAGTTGTTGCACTTCCGATGTGCTGTTGTAGTCTTTAAAAAACTTGTTGCAGCTAAAGCAGTATGCAGAGCCATCATCATTGATAGCTGCTGCATCGCTTGAACCACAGTCGTGACACGGTTGATGCTTCTTAACAAAAGCCATTCGGCTTACTCCTCAGTTGCTTCAACTTCCTCTGTTGCTATCGCCTCTTCCGTGAGATGGTTAGTTTTAAGATCAGCAATAAGCTGAATCGTTGCGGCTTTCATTAAGCCCATAGTTATTGATGCTTCTGATAATGCTTTATCTGCTTGCATCAGGTGAGCTAAGATGTTGTTGCCCTCCGAAGAGAGCAACTCCGTATCGTAGTTCACTTCTTCTACTGTAATGATTCCCATTAAAGCTCATCCTCCATGCCGCTGTCTAGTGCATCAAACTCTGAGCCATCAGGTGATCCAACTTCTACTAGATCAATAACCTGCATAGCTTGAAAGTCTAATCCCTTGAAGGTTGTACCCTTCCACTCAGATGTCCACTCCTTGTACTGAACTCTAACGCTAGAGCCATTACCTACACGGGCATCTAACTGATTCTTCTGTGCATCTACAAGCCGTGGAGCCTGTCGAACCATACCGTTAGGGCCGTTGACCTTACGCTTAATAACAATAGCAGGGCCTTCATCCATGTGTTTAATCTTGAATCCACGGGACTCAAAGTCTTCTGCGGTTGCATCATCTACAACAAGGTTAACCGAATACACTGGTTCAAATGTAGTATTAGGTGTAGTTACTGATGCCCAATATGCTGCGCCTTGTAAAATTGCCATGTTGATTTTCCTTTTTGTTTTAAAAAATGAATGTGGATTTTACCACAATTAATATTGATGTGCAACTTTATTTGTTGCCGTCCATGTCGCCTTCCTTTACAAAGATACCGTCTATCATTTTACCTTTGCGATCCTTGATGTCATTGTAAGCGTGGTTCAAGCAGTCAGTAACCGTCAAACCATTACGGACTATGATGTTGATTAACACAACCATGATGTCTCCGATGTCATCAATGGGCGACTGCTCCTTACAAATACTATCGGACAGTTCACCAACTTCCTGTATAAGTTTAAGCACTTGATCCTTATCGCTCGAACCATGAATAAGGTTACGAGCTAAGTGCCATGAAACTACCTGCTGTATTGCATGTTTAATATGTTCTTCTTCGTGGATCATGCGCTCTCCCCCATCTTATAAATGTTGCCATGCATTGTAGTGTAATGTTGAATAGCATCTTCAACAACACTGCGCTCATTCCGATCAACAAACTGGAGGCTCTCTGATGAGGCAACAGGATAGCCCATTGCTTGAACAAACATAGTGAACTGCTCAAGAATGTCCTGCCTGCTTATATCCTGTTCATAGATAGAGAACTGTACTTCTGAATCAACAACGCCCTCCTCGCCAAAATCATACGGGTTAGATTTAAAAATTATATACGGTGTAGTTCTGCTCATCACTTCTTCCTCATGCTGACCACTGTGTCGTACTCAGTGCTATCTATTATGAATTTAATTACAGCTTGCTCTCTGACATTGTACATTGAACACGCTGTACTAAGTGGAACCTTTCCTTCTGCTACATCTGTTGCGGCCTTTGC